GCTACGTAAAAACTAGCGCCGTTCTCAATAGCAACAGAGTAACCGACGATGTTGTCAGTACCGTGCGGAGATAGTCCGGTAGTTTCCGTATCAAACGCAAAGGGTACACCTAGCGGTATCAGAGGTAGTTCGGGGTGCTTGTATTCAACAAGTCCCTCGGGCAGAGCGACAGGCGTATTAATACTTTGCTTTTTAGTCGGCTTTTCTACAATGCCTTTTTTCCATACTAGCATATTGTTCCTTTAAATTGTACGACACCCGAGTTCTAAGTGCCGTTGTTTATGTATTACTTTTTATTTTGCTGTTCTTCTACGCGTTTCCAGTATTCTTCCCACGCTTCATCTTGGTACATATGCATGTTTCTCCCCCATGGAGTATAGTTGTTCTGCTGTGTAGTCTAAGTTGTAATCATCCCATTGTACTACAAAAGGTGAGAAACTAAAAGTGTCGACGTATTTGTTACCTCGTAGGTAGCTATACTTGCTATCCGTAGAGATTAGCGGGTTCATATACACGCGACGCTGAGTTCCATCAGTAAACGTCGTGAATAAACAAAACTGTATCCCGTGCAGTACTTCAACTTCGGAGGTAGCGATTTCTGGTTCGTATGCGATGATTGCATCCTCAATGTTCATCTCATTACCCATAGCGATAACAATGTAGTGCATCGCCTTGAGCAAATCCTTTTGATTTAAGCCATCTTTCTTGCCATAGCGCATGAGATACTTGATTGAGTTATCAATCGCCGTGTTAGTGAGCGTTCCTCGGGCTTGGTACACATCTAGTGCCTGTACTTTATTATGTAGGTTCGTGTAGTGCTGACCATAAGTACTATCTATATACTCGCGTAACTCACAAACTACGTTGTCCTCGTTAAACTTATATGCCGGCATCTTTCTTTTCCTCGCTACTTAAATCCATCATGCATGCAAAAAGCCATGTCATGTATAGGATACTGAGTCCAACTAATACCTCAAATACGTCGATATTTTCCATCTTGTTACTCCTTCTGATTATTATATGAGAGGTCAATTTAAAGTCTGCCTCTCAAGCCGACTATAAGTTAGGTAGGAAGTTCCCGCACACCGCAACTCCCAAAATCGGCAATAATAAGGGGTTTTCAATGAGGGTAGAAAACTCTTACGTGCTATTTACCATGTTACTCGTGTACACGATTGGTAGTTCGTGGGGGAGTCAGTATGAGGATACCAACTACACGTGGCTTGTCCGTACGCACCAAAGCCAAGGTGATGAAAAGGAAACACCGTTTTAAAGGAAACCTTCCGTACTTCATCTGTTACCCCCATATCGGAGTGGGGTCAGCCGTCAACTTTGCTTATGCTCCTAAGAGTTATAAACAAGCTTTAAATATACCCTAAATAAACACTTGATATACCTTTTTTTAAACTTTTTTATGTGCCACGCGACCTTTCTCATCGCGTTCAAGTATCAAACATCCACAAGAGCGTACTCTGCCCCCTCTTAAATCGGCAGTCGACACAATGTGCTTGTTTCCACACTTGCATAGGCAGTTCCACATGGCACGGCGGTCACTTTTACGCGACGGCGCTCTGCTTACAACGGTCAAAAGACCAAACTTCTCTTTTACAAGGTCTACATATACGGGCATCTATCCCTCCTTTCTAATTTCTTCTTGCATGTACTTTAAATCGTGCAAAATCCAATGCTTCAACATGCCTTTTGAGCCTTCAATAGAATAAATACCCACGGTACAGTATTCTTTCTCAACCTCTTTGTTCTGACATGAGTAGTGTTCGATGGTTTCAAGTGCATCCGCAAACTTTCGAGTGAAGTTTTCCTCTAAATCCATCAGCAATACGTTCCTATCGTTACGATAATACATAAGCATAAATTCATGAGCAGGCTTCCTCCTAAGTTCTTGATATATAGTTAAAGCCAAGTCGTCTACTTCACCAAACGGCGCTTTAAATGACGATAGTTCTTCCTGTGTGCTGAGTATAAGCTGTGCTTTTTCCTTGTTAATGAGCATGTTTCTCTCCATCTAATGTAGTAAGTGCCATTTTGGCGGTTGCAGTTGCGCGTTTCGCTAGTTCATCTATAAATAACGACTTATCAATCAACACATCTCTATCTAACGCAGAATACAGAGTCTGCGTAATCAATAAACATGCGGGAGCGAGGTGAGCAATTATTACTCTCAACTGCTCATCTGACCCCTTGCCATGTACCACGTCATTCAGTATAGTAGAGATATGTTCTTGTGAGGTCTGAGTGATACCCAACACAAACCTAAAGGCTGTGTCATAATCCATTTCGGATAATATCCCCTCTGCCCCAAGGACAAATTTTTGCATCGTTTCCGACGTTTCCATAATGTACTCTATTTCTTCGTCGGTATATTTAGTCATCGAAGACAGTCTACACTAATTACACATAAAGGGTAAGGTCTATACATTATCTGTTTGTAATACATAGTGGTCTTTCACGCTTATCTGAAGTATCAGTCTTTTTGGCGACTAAATCACTCTCTAATAGAGTAGTTAAGAGTCGCTTGACCGTAGAAAAACTCATATCACGAAAGTAAGGGTGCTTTCTAATGCCTGTTATATTAATGTTAGGCATATGCTCAATTAAACAGTAAACGGCAAATGTCTTGTCGCTTAGTATTACCTTGTTAGATATTTCCAATGATTGTTTTTTAATTCTTAGTTCTTTTAAATTTTCCCACGCGTTCATTTTTTACCTCTGCTATTTATATAATATTCATGTACGTCCTCGACACAGACTTCCCACCAAACATCAATCGTTTGATAGTCCATCACCGCTTGCATTTCATGCGGGTATGCTTTGAGTAAGTTCTTTTGGTTCTGACTGTCTGCTTTAAACATTAGTTCTGCTAATGAGTTCTCGAAACCGCTAAGGCTTCGATACTGATAGTTATAGACAAACAACTTGCCTTTTAGGTTATTTACTGCTGTCATGCTTCTCTCCTTTTAAATCCTTTTGCAATTAAATTAACTTCATTTAGGGTGTACTCACTAGATAGGTACGTAGCAAACTTCTCGTTCTCGTCTGCCAACATGCTGTTCTCTGCGCTCAAGTCTGAGTCGTCCTCTAAATCGACAATTTCAAATGACATTAAATCAAACTGATTGTTTAGCATTTTCACCAAGTCAACCATGTTGTACTCGTACTTGTCGCCTTGTGCGTCTGTTACGTTAATCACTCTACTACCTCATGTGCTTCTCTAACCGCCAAGCCAATCTCTTCATCTATCTGACTTAGGGTGTTTTCCTCTATGTACTCGATGATAGCTTCCCACCTTATTTGATTTATTGTATTGTCGTCCAATTCATTAGACGCAATGTAATCGAAGTACGTCCATGTTAGTGTTAAGTTGCTCATTACTCTTTCTCCTTATCTATAAAGTGTACTTCAGATTTAACCCAAGCACCTGCACCTATCGTGCTTTCTAACTCAGCCTCAACTAAGGCTATCTTCTCTGCTTCCTGTTCAGTATCCGCATCAACATATATGTATATTGAACGCGTAACGTCAACACCTACGTGATAGTTAGTCATTACTCTTCCTCCCACTCTTCAGTTTTGTTATTCCAAATTCCAATGTATTCAAAAGTATCCATCTCATACCCACTAGGTAGTTCAACTTCATGTAAAAATGCTTTAATAGCCTTGTTATCTTTCTCTTGTTTAAATTGATAGTTCAATTGGATGCTTATTACGCCCATTTTGTCTTGATTGTTCATCGTTCAATACCTCTAAGTTTATTTTGTAATTCAATAAAGACCTCGTCAACGACGTCTTTGTCTAGTTCATGCTCTATTCGTAAAGCGTCGAGATGGTCGACTACATCGCCCTCTACCATTTCAAGTACCGTATAGAAAATGTCTTGATGCGTCCAACTGCTCATGCGTAAGTCCTCGTCTTAGCGTTCAAGTAGTCGGAGTACCAAGAGTTCTTAGGCTTAGGCTTTCGGATACGAGTACTCTGCGCGTCTGCACGCTTTCGTGCTTCCACCAAGGGTGCCGTGTCCATACCAAAATGTCCAAACCCGCGTTCAATCGTGTCATAGTAGTGTTGGTTGGGTGAGCCTATCAAATATCCCGCGCTCATAGTATAAGTAAGCGCTGTTCCCATGTCAGTTTCGATTTCAGTTAGGTAGTACATCGCTCTGTCTGGTCTTGTTCCCTCATATCTATGCAATGCTTCCCAATCCTCTACTGTCGGGATGTTAAAGATACCTAGTGACACGCTTGCGCCGTCCTTAGGGATAATATCTGCAACACCTCTAAAGACTAATTCCCAATTTGGTAGTTCTAACGTACCGATAGGGAAAGACGATGGCGTTCTAAATGCCATTTGGTCTAAATCAAGGTTCGAGCCGTATGCTACATATAAGTAACCTTTCGCGACTATCTCCTCGGGTGTTAAATAAAACTGATGTGATTTTTTGTTCATTTTTTGTTTCCTCGTGTTATCTTAAAAATAGAGGTTGCGTTTCACAACTTCTGAAATCTATGATACCTAATTACACACATAAGTCAAGCGTTTATTTAAAATACTTTATATATATTATAAGATAACTGTATAATCAGTGTTTTCAACAAAGGAGATGCAACAAATGACTGCACAAGTACATACAATCGCGCTTAGAGTTTCTAAGAGTAAGCAAAAAGACATTGAGAAGTTCAGAGATGAGCTAACTGAGTTAATCGGGTATCCGGTCGGCAAGACTGAGAGTTTACGTATTGCCATCGAACGCGGAATTAAAGAAATCCGTCTAGAGCAAGGGTTTGAAGCGCCAATGACACGCGCGGAAAAAATTGACGTTCTAGTAACAAGCGTTTAGTTTATACTTAGAAGTTCGAAACCATAAAAAAAGCCCCCAAAAATGCATTTGAGGGCTTTAAATCGTGCCAATAGTCTTGAGGAGAATATATGGTGCGGTAATTATAACAGCGTTTCGTTAAATATTATAAGTATATTATATAGAGGAGAATAATATGACCGCACAGTCACAAGACCCAAAAGTAATTGATTTCATTCAGTCGTCCGCCAACGCAACCAGAGAGTACTATTTAAATTGGGGTTGGCAATTAACACCCGTTAAGTTTAAAGGCAAAGCGCCTATCATGTCTAAGTGGAATACCCACGTTCTAGACTACGAAGCGTTCATCGGCGAGTACGGCAATACACCCCACAACCTAGGGCTGATACTCGGCAAGAAACAAGTCGACATCGACCTAGACAGACCCGAAGCAAGGGCGTTAGCCCCTCTACTTCTACCTCCAACGCGTCGTTTCGGTCGAAAGTCCGCCCCTAACTCCCACTATATTTACGATTTAGCGCCTTCATTCGAAGAGAAGGGTGTCAAATCACGCAAGTGGTCGCTCCCCGCGTCACTCGTCGACGCTGATAAGGCTGTCATCGTGGAATTACGCGGTAATTCAGCACAAACAGTCGTCCCACCTAGTATTCATACGAGTGGAGAGAGTATCAAGTGGCATGGTTTTTCAGAGGGAGTCTGGGAAGACGACTTCAGACGCCTTGACGATTTAGAGTTGATAGTATCAGCGTGCGATACCATGGCGTTCCTGACCCTAATGAGTGTCGTTTGGGCGCAGATGGACGGTAACCGTCATGATTTAGCACTTGCTACGACTGGATTACTCCTTAAAAGCGGTACAAATATAGACCCAGAAGCTGTCTACGACATGATGGATTGGGTAATGACTACGGCTGGCGACGAAGAGAAGCCCGCCCGACTAAGAAATGAAGTAAATGGCACAATCGACCGCTGGAAAAACGGCGACCTAACACAAGGTTACAAGCGATTGGCTGAGTTACTGCCCGCTGATGTAATGGTGAGCATTAAAAACTGGATTACTGAGGGTGCTTACACCGTTCCTAAGTTTAATGAGATGACTTATCACGACCTAGACGCTATTGGCGACGTTCACGTTAGTGAGTCACACCCATACTTGGTGTATGTTGCTGATGAAGACGGTTACCGCGACGCAAAACTAGGCACTAAATACACTAGTGGTACTGCTTTGAGTCGCACATTTGGGCGGACACTCGGTAAGAAAGCCACTAAGATTATTGAGCAACGCGCGCCACAGGTTACCGCTAGGG